CAAGCCGTTTGACGTCGAGGTCGAAACCAGCGGCAGCGTGGTCCTTCGCGCCGAGCAGTACGTCTGGATGGGCTCTGCTGCTCGCATCAACGCAGGAACCGTGGATGTGTCCCTCGACCCGTCGGCAGGTTACGTCGAGTTCGACGGCGACGAGAGCGACAAGCTCGCTGTGGTCATCGACAGCGAGAACCCGGCGTCGGGCTCCGACCCGGCGGTGCTTGTTGCGAGCCTCGCGGTCCACGCGCCGCGCACGCAGCTCAACGTCATCCGCAACGAAAAGCACATCGACCAGATGATGGGTCCGCTCCAGCCCATCATGCCTCTCGTCAACGGATGAGCGTGATGCAGGTGCCCGGCGACCACAGCGTGGTGCCGGGGTTCGGCTCAAGCGCACGTCTCGGTGTGGACTACGGTTTCCCGCTCGAGGAGCACGAGCGGGTCCGGCGCGACCACCCACAGTGCGAAGTCATCCGCAACATCGACACGGGCGACCTGCTGGTCTTTGTGCGCAGGCCGCACGGCAGCCCGGCGCTGCTGTTCTCCGTGAGGCGTGGAGAGGAGCGGTCGGTCAACGACCGGCTCTGGCGCTTGCAGTGGGAGGCGAGGCAAGATCGTGACCGCGACTTCGTCCGCGAGGCTGAAGAGCGCGAGGAACGAGAGCTTGATGAGGCCGCCAAGGCGTTCGTCGAGACAGAGGAGCATGACGCTGTGGCCACGAAGATGGCCGACGCCCTTGTTGGGGCCGAGCGCGTCTCCATGAGAGGGACCGATGGCCGTGACACCGCTGACTCTGGCAGACGCGAAGGCGGAGTTCCTGCTGCTGGTAAACCAGAAGTCGTCGCAGGGGCAGTGGAGCGAGTCGAACGCTGAGACGTTCATCAGGCGCGCCGGGGAGCAGGTCTACCACGACCTCATCGGCGCGTTCCGGCACAACATCACAGCGCACGTCTACGTCCCCTACCGGGCAGGCTGCGAGCAGGTCGTTCTGAGGCCGTCGAGCTTCTACGACGGCTTCTACACCGTGACCGGCCTGTACGACGGCCCTTCGTTCCTCGCGGTGCAGGCGGTGTGGCAGACCAACAAGCCGACCGTGCCTGCCGGGCTCGACTGGAACCGCAAGACGCGCCTGAACTTCACCGGCCCGGTCACTGGCGGCACCATCACGGTGATTGTTGACGGCAACACGATCTCGCAGGCGTTCACCGTCGACAGCGACACGACGCTGGCCGCTCTCGCGACGCAGATCGGCGCGCTGGCCACCGTGAGCAACGCAAGTGCATCCGACGAGGACGGCGATGGCGTCAACGACCGCATTGTCATCACACCAACATCAACAACCAACACCGTCTCCGTCTCCGCGCAGCCCAGCGGCGGGCAAGTCAGCGTTGCGACGGGAGTGAGCGTCGGCTCGACCCCTTCGCTCAACAGCCTGACATGGAACCAGCTCCACCACACCGAAAAGCCGTTTCACGTCGAGCTGCTGCACCCGCGCCACGAGCCGCAAGACCTTTACATGAACCGCGATGAGGCGGACGTCTCTACCTCGCCCCCTCGGTACATGATGGTCGGGGATGGGGCCATCCGGCTGGTGCCGACGCCGACGTCAGACACATGGCTGCGCATCGCTTACTTGCCGCACTACAGCCCGCCGAGCGCGAGCACCGACCCCGTCATGGCTGCCGCCGTCTGGTGGCCGTGGTGCCTCGTGGACGAGTACGACACGCAGTCGCAGGCCGCCGCTGAGGGACGCTTGCGCGTCTTCCCCGGCGCAGACGGACTCATCCCCATCCGGGCAGCCGCGATGGCTCTTGCGCCGCTCGCCGATGAGGCTCGAGCGTTGATCACGCAGTACGTCGACATGCTCACAAGTTTCAAGGCGGCTGTGGCGAACTACCACAACGTCCACGAGGCACCGACAGGCAGGGCGTACCGGCGATGAGCGACAAGCGCCAGATCTTCGACCTGCCCCGGCAGTTCCTGCTCGAGACGGCGACGGCACGAGCTGGCGACGGCCACTTCGAGGTCATGCACAACGTCGACCTGTCGCGAGGCGACATCCGCCCTCGAGCGGGCTGGGAGGTCGTCAAAGCGCCAGAGGCGTGGAGCTACAACTCCGGCACCGACAGCGACGACGAGGCCGACGGCTCTCTTTCGTACAGCAGCGCAGCCGTCATGGACGGGTGCCGACCTCTCGGCGCGCACATGCACGAGAGCATGCAGGGCGAGACGTGGGTGATGCGTGTGGTCCACAAGGACAGCTCCATCAGCTTGGCCAGCAACTACGAGGACAGCAACGTGCTTGTGGTCAGCTCCGACAACGGCAAACACTGGAAGCTCTACGAGCTGCGCGGCGACCGGGACGACGACACCCCGTACACCTTTGTCGACTACGGTGGCTTCACCTACTTCACCAACGGCGACCGCGTCTGGCGATGGTCCGTTCTGTCCGGCCCGTTCGAGGTCAACAACACGCAGCCGGTCGACAACCAGTTCCACACTGAGCCGACGTGGTCGCCGCTCTCAACGCTCAACGACCAGAGCGACAAGATCCACAAGGGCTACGACTTCTACCGCCCACCGAAGGACGCACAGAACAGCGTCTACCTGCTGTCCGCGCCGCCTGCGAAAGTGATGGCAACGTACAACGGTCGAATGTTCTACGCCGGCTTCTCGCGCGACAGGTGGGTCGGCGTGGACAGCCCTGTCGACGTGAATGGCGATGGCCAGTTCACAACCGAAGACTTCGTGCAGGACGGCCTCTACTTCCGCGACGAGGACAACAGCATCCTGCTCCAGCCAAACTACATCATGTGGTCGGAGTGGGGCCTGCCGCGCTGCGTTCGCGCTGTCAGCGTGGCTGCGCTGTGGGACAAGCTGCCCGTCACCGGCATGCAGGCGTTCAACGGCAGGCTAGCTGTCTTCACCGAACGCTCCATGTGGGTCATCGACGGAGTCGCGCGCAACCCAATGAAGCTCTCGAGCACCGTCGGATGCGTTTCGCAGCGGACCATCGTCGACAACGGCGAAGGGCTGCTTGTTTGGCTGGGCGCGGACGGCATCTACGCTTGGGATGGCCGCAGTGGCCCTCAGAAGGTCACTCCCGGCCTCGACCCGCTGTTCCGGTCGGACATCGACACAACCCTGCCCGGCACACTACCCGACGTGACTGGGTTCGATGCGGATGGCATTGGCCAGCCCGCCTGTGTCGAGGTGGGCTCGCTCCGCTATGCATCCGCAGCCGCTTGGCGCTCAAGAGGCACCTACGTCTGCGCCGTCCCCAGCTCGTCCGGCGTCGAAAAGAACGACCTGCAACTCTGCTGGAGCTGGCGGCACAACTCGACGTGGACGTGGTCGAGCCAGCGCGGCTCGCAGGACGACAGCCCAGACACCGGATACTGGCCTGACTTCGTCACACCCGGAGCAAACACGGCCAGCACCTACACGCTGATGTCCTCAGCACGCGACCCGGAGACGCTGTGGTGCCAAGGTGGGGCACTGACCAACCCGAAGGCGACGCCGGGGGTCTACGTCGAGAGCCTGTGCTCGCTGACCGGCGAGCTGGACGAGTTCATCACCGCCGACCGGCTCGAGGCTCGAGGCGACGGCTTGTCGATCCCCATCAGCTTGCTCGTGGTGACGTCGCGCGTCGGCATGCACGCGAGCGACGACCGGACGTGGAGGTCTGTGCGGCTGAGGTGCCGGCCGGGACGTCGCCATGATTGGGATGACAGCCAGCTCTCGTCGGCCAACCAGATGCGCTTCTTCTTCCTGCCGTGGCAGGGTGGCTACGACAGGCAGACCTCTGAGGCATCCCTGCTTGCCTACAACGAGGACAGCCGGACGGTCGAGCTATGGCCGTTTGAGTTCAACGACAGCACCCAAGTGTGGGCGTACACCGGCATGGTGTGGTTGTCGGGCGCTGGCGGCAGCAACGAGCCGCGCTGGGCTGTCACGGAGCCGTTCGACCACGAGATCGAGTTTCAGAGCGGGACGACAAAGCACGCCCGCTTCGCCCTCTACCAGAAGCTGGAGGCGGGCGAGACGTGGCGCATTCTCTCGATGGGCCTTGAGGTCCGGCCACAGCGCGGGGTACGTCGATGAGGCGACAGCGCGAGCCGTACCCGTTCGGGCTCCTTTCCGCCCTCGCTGAGGGCGATACGAAGCGGGTCGTCGGAGAGCTTGCTGAGGTCATCATCACGCCGGAGGACTCGTTGGCCGGCGCGGTGTCGGCTGTGGCACCGGGCGGGACCGTCTGGCTGACGCCGGGCAGGTACTGGCTGGTCGACCCCGACAGCCCGCAGGGCTACGTCACCTTATCCGGCGAGAACGTCAGGCTGGTTGCTCCGGCCGGGGCGCACATCGTGCTGCCGTCAAACACGCTGCGTGTGGCTGGCGAAGGCATGGTTCTCGACGGTCTTCTTGTTGAGCAGGTCGAGGCGTCCACAGCCATCATCCGTGTGGATGCGGACTTTGTTGCGCTGCATGGCGTCGTGACAGTCGGCGATGCGACCTACGGTATCGAGGTCAACTCGGGCGACACGGTGGCGGTCTGCGGCTGCCGCTCGCGCAGCTCAGCGACGGGCGGCTCGTCGAGCGACATCTACTTCGCCGACGCCGCCACCTATGGCATCGTGGCCTGCAACCAGCGCTCCGCTTCGCGCGCCTACGCGCTGAACTACAAGGGCTTGAGCAACCTGACCGAGGCTGCGAACGGCCCTAGCGGCATCATCAACGTGAGGTAGTCATGGCCGGTGGACCCTACATCGAGCAGCTTCTTGCTGGCGCGTCGCTGGACCCGACGGTCATCAACAACAACCTCAACCGGATCAAGAGCTTCCTCGCCTCGATCCCGCGCAACCGTCTGTCGCACATCTGGGTTCCATGCACAGCGCGCGGCGTTGCCCCGCTCTCCGAGGTGCGGCACTCGACGCTGGCGTCGTCGGTCATCGGCGTGAACCACCAGTCGTTTGTGATTTCCTCCGGCTCCTCGAGCCCCTATCTCGACTTCGACCACCAGCGTCTATGGCCCGGTGCTGGCTCCGGCGCAGGCGACGAGGTCAACCTTGTGTCGCTCGACGTGGAGTTTGTCGTTGAAAGCAACATCACGGCTGGGCAGGTGGGCCAAGGCGATATTGCCATCGCCGTGCTCGACATCGACGGCGGCGCAACGCTCGACACGCTGACTGTCGAGCTGAACCAGACCAGCGTCACCGGGAACGGAGCCACCAGAGTCGATCTGGTCAGCTCAGCGGGATCGGACGACATCGTCGTCTACGCCAGCAAGCAGCTCTCCAACGTGGTGGCGCAGGGCAGGCGGATTGCTTTCCGGGTCATCGCTGATGATGATGGTGGCGGCTCAGACGACTACAGCGTCTACTCGGCCAAGGCGACACTGCACTACAAGGTGATGTTGCAGTAGGAGAGCAGGATGGCTCAGGAAACCCAGCCCGGCATCGACAACAAGCGAGCAAAGGCTTTGGGGTTCCCCTCGAGCCCGGAGGTCCGCCCCCTGCCGCAGCAGAGGCAGCAGCTCCCGTTTGGTCACATCACCCCGTCGCAGCAGCCCGGACGACCAGCCACGCCGGGGCAGCAGAGCCGGCCACAGCCGGCAGACCGCTCCGCGCCGGTCATCCCGCCAGCGCCCGCTGAGGGCTCGCAGTTTGCGCTTGAGCCGACCCGCATCAGCCCAGCCGTCCAGTCGGCGCTGCGCGGCTACCAGAACACTGGCCTGCTCGCGCAGCAGCAACAAGCGAACATGGCGATGGCAACGCCGCCCCCCAGCATGGGGGCCATGCCGGCGTACCTACCCATGCAGGGGTACGGTGACTTGCCAGACGGCCTGCCAGACGGCCTGCCGACGCAGCCCTACCAGCCGGGCGCGGTGCCGGTTGTGGACCCGGCTCCTCCGCCCCCGCAGTGGACAAGCGACGACGTGGCACCGCCGCCTGAGTTCGTCGATCAGGGTCCGGTGTCGTTCATCAAGGACAGCAACGGCGACTTCGTCCCTGTCAGCGCGCAGGAGCGGGCAAAGCTGATGGACGACACCAGCGCGGAGGGCGACGGCGCAGACCCTTCGGACGCTACGGCCATGCTCGACAAGGCCGAGGGCTACCTCGAGGACATGGCTTCCTTGTGGGCAACGGACGGTGTCATCCACCAGACCATGAAGTTCGAGGCTGACCGCTACTTGCAGCGTGAGTACGACCAGCTCCAGAGCCAGATGAGCGAGACGGGCGGCATGTTTGGCGCTGTCGGCAACCCGCTGATGGCCGATCAGATCGCCAAGCGCGCGGAGCAGCACCTCATACTTGAGGCGCGCTTCGCCCAGCAGCAGGCGCAGGCTTTGAGTCAGGTGTCCAAGGGGTTCGAGAGCCTTGGCATGTCTCACCTCAACAAGGCCAATCAGGAAATGGGCATCGTCGTCGATGCGCTCAACATGGCGAGCGAGCTTGGCCTGCAAGCGGGCAGCGACGAATACATGGACTTTGTCATCGACGCGCTCGAGAAGGGCGGCATGCAAGACACCGACTTGTACGACGCGATGGTCACTGGTGTGCAGGAATACACAGAGATCGGAGACGACTACCAGTCGTCCGTCGACAACATCAAGTCGAAGCTCAAGAGTATCAGCAAGATCCGGGGGAGCGACCGGCGTCGTGGCCGCAAAGGCGAGAAGCAGTGGCAGAGCATCATGAAAGAGCTTGAAGACATGTCGCTCGCTGAGAAAAAGGACTTTGTCGAAAGGCACAAAGGCATCCTCGACCAAGCCATCGACCTCGCGAACGAATATTGGGCCGACAAGATGCGGGCCATCCTCGACGAGGTGCTGTGATGAACAGGACAGTAGCACCAACACCAGCGCAGCGCGCCCGCATGCGGGCCATTGTTGCTCGCGAGCGCGAACGGATGATGTCGGAGCGCGGATCACCGACGCCCGCCGCCCCCATCGTTAGTGCGATGCGCCCAGCCATGCAGCGCACACCGATGCAGGCCGCTCGTCAGGCTCAGGACACAAGCACTTCGCTCAACCTTGCGAACCGAGGCCCCGACCCGTTGCGGGCGCAGTATGACGCGGCCATCGACCGGCGCGTAGACGCCGGCCTGAACCACGAGAGGCGCAAAGAGCTGTTCGGCATGGAGACGGAGGCGCGTGTGGCGCTTGAGGAGCTGCGCCATCGCTATGCGCTCGCGCGCAGGCGTCGTGGCCGGAAGCGCTCATCGCCGCTGGCGCGCTACATCCAAACCTACGGCGCAAAAGCGTCTGGCACCAAGGCAAGCACAAAGTCGCGCAAAGCCACGTTGGCTGCGTTGTGGTCGAAGCTCGATGAACGAGATCGACAGCTCTTGCAGGCGCAGGAGATGCCCCCCGCGTCGTGGTCGCCGGAAATGGACTACAGCCAGCGGCTTGCGAAAATCAAGGCAGAGGCCCCGGTCGTGAAAGCAGGGCTCGATGCTGCTGGTCGGCGCGAGGCCCGTGAGGCTGATCTTCGGATGCAGGCGCAGAAAGACGCCACGCGCCGCGCAGAGCTGAAAGCGAGCGCCCGCGCCAAGCTGGCGACCGAAATGGGCAAACTGCTGCAAACCGATCAGGTCGATAAGATGCTTGGCGAGGTCGACTCCATCTTGGACTCCTACGCTGGAGCCTCCGTTCCCCCTGCGGCCGCTGGCCCCAGCTCTGGTGGTGCGCTTCCGGTCATGATCGAGGGTGCGGGTCGCGGGGAAGTGACGCCCGACGGTATTCTGTTCTTCAACGGAACGCGGATGGCCGGCACCCATCTGGGCGCTTATGAGGCAGCCCGTGCCGGCACCAAATACAGCGGGCCTGATGGATGAGCGACAAGCTGCCGTCATGGATGAAGCCTGCGGACGATGAGGAGCAAGCGCCCAAGGGGCAGGCGCTTCCCTCGTGGATGAAGCCTGCGGACACAGTGCCGCCACCGGACCTTCCGGTCACACCGAAGTTGCCCTCATGGATGAAGCCGGAAGGGCAGGCCGATCCACCCATCTACGAGCTACGCGAGCAGATTGACACCCCGCTCATCGAGGGCGGCGACATGGCCAACAACGCTCTGTTCCGCGCCACCGCCTATGTTGGTGGTGGCGAGTTCGCGCGCGGCTCGACGGAGCAGAGGCTTGGCCCGATCAGCAGGCGGCAGGGCACCTACATGCAGCTCAAGCCCGGCGAGTCGGTGGTCGAGGCTGACCGACGCCTGCGGCTGGCTCGTGCCAAGGGCGAGGTGCAGAGCAGCTTTACGAGCTTGATGGACAAGGAGGCGTTCAGGGCATCAGCAGAGCGCGGCGGCGGTTTGATCTCTCGCCCAGCGATGGGCGAGGACACGGCTTGGGGTGCGCTGCGCGAGTGGCCGTTCTTCCAGTTCGCGGCCAACGTTGCTGGCGGTGTCTACGGGCTGTTCGGCTCCGTCGTCACAGCGCCGTTCATGGGCGCGATGGTTGCCTCTAAGGAGGTGGCGAACGCTGCGGCGGCCATCACCTACAGGGTCACAGCGGACGATGCAGAGCTGCGCCACGCGCGGAACACGCTTGAGCACGGGGCTTTGTCGTCCGACGCAGAGCTGGAGCGTTTGGCCGCGCGGGCCAAGTTTGGAGCCACCGCCTTTGTGCAGGGGCTCAACCCAGCCATCACGGCGGCGGTGGTCGCGCCGGAAGGGGAAAAGGGAGCGGCCGTTGCGGAAGCCCTGTTCGAGTACCCGGTCGAGTCTTTGCTTCCGCTGGCGGCTTTGGGCCGCAAGTTCATGACCGTCGGCGGCAAGACGCAGACGTTCCATGTGGAGATTGGCAGCACGAAGATGCCTGACGGCACTGTCGGGCCGTCGGTCAATATGGACGTGCCGCTTCGCAAAGGGTCGACCTTCCAGAAGTTCAAGAAGGGTCGCGAGCTGTCGGATGCGGAACTGGCCGAGGTGCGCCGGGCCGCTGAGTCCGGTGTGCTTGACGTGGGCGATGGTGACTCCGGGCAAATCCGGCATGACGTTGACCTGAGCAAGGTCGTCGACGGTGCTGTCGTGACGCGAACGATCGTCTACCCGGAGGAGTTCAAGCTGAACCGGCTTGGCGAGGCGGCCTTCAACCTTCTCGGCCTTGCGGACACTGGCGTCAGCAAGGCGACGCGCGGGTTCGTCAAGACGGACACTCCTCGAGTGGTTCAGTGGGCGCTGTTCGATGTTGCTGACCCGTACCGCACGCTGTCGGCCACGCTGTCGGAGCAGGTCAAGTCAGACATCAAGCTCGACCCCCGCTTCAAAGAGGTCATCGGGGAGATCACAAAGATCGGCAAGCGCAAGGGCGACACGCCGATCACCGACGAGTTCCGCGCCAAGCACGAGGAAATGTTCGGCTCTCAGTACCCGCCCGACAGCGACCAGCGTCGGGCTGAGGCTTTGTCTACCGTCGACATCGTTCGGGCGATGGAGGGCTCGTTCACGCGCCACAAAGGTGGCGGGACATACGACGCGAAGCGGGAAAGCGGGCTAAGCGTCACGGTGCAGTCAGTCGTACCCATCGGCAACAGCAAGCAGGGCCGCTCGCGCATCTTCGAGCACCTGCAAGAGAGCATTGGGCTTACGCCAGATGAGGCGAAGGTGGCCGTTGGGCTGATGGAGCCCATGATCCCCCGCATAATGGAGCTGGCCAAGCGGACAAGGGAAGCTGGCGGGAAGCTGCAAGACGCGGACTTGGAGGGCATCCCCGGAATAGTTCAGGCGATGGATGACGCAGCCATGCTGTCGCTGGCGGAGGCGGACCCGCAGTTCCGCAAGGCTTTGTCGGAGGCGCGCTATGTCGCCGGGGCCTACGCTTTTATTGCCAGCCGCATGGAGAAGTCGCTCAAGTCGATGAGCAACAAGGAGAAGCAGGTCTGGAAGCAGGCGCTGTTGCGGCGCATCGACAGGACGCGACGCGGCGTGGCTTGGGACGAGTACGTCAACCTGAGCTTTGAAAGCACCGACGCGCTAAACATGACCGTGAAGTACCGCCCGATCAGCGACGCAGAGCTAAACGGACGCTTCAAGCGGGCTCTGGTGGCGATGAGGGAGTACCAGCGGTCGAGCGGCGACGAGCTGGCGGAGCTGCCCGTCTCAGACATCGGCGTGCTTGAGCAGCAGACCTTCATCGAGCAGTTCAAGAAACACCTCAAGCGCATGGCTGAGGTCGAAGACCTCGAGGGGCAAGCGAAGGTCGACGCCATTTCGGCCAGAGTTTTATTCGCGCTGCGCACCGACTGGTCATATCGGGTGCAGTCCTCGCCGGAGTCGCCACGCACCGCCAAGGTCTTCGCAGAGCTGATGTCTGACCCGACCAGCAAGATGTCTCGGTTCCGTAAGGCGCTGGTGGACTTGCAAATCGACATCGCGAGCAAGATGGGTGTCGACCCGGCCATCATCGCCGACAGCTTCGACAGCTACATCAGCAGGGCGCTGTACGATGGCATGCTGAGCGCGGAGGACACTTTCGCGCGACTCGGCATGCCGGGTGTCATGGGGCGGAAGTCGCGTCAAGAGGGCCGCTTCCGGCGACGACGCACGGACACAGAGTGGGAGGAGCAGCTTCGCGATTGGGCCATCGCTGGGGAGATCCAAGCCGAGACGGTGCTCTACAACACAGCCGAACAGCTCCTGCTGCTTTCTGGCCAGATGCGCTATTGGGACGGCATGTGGCGCATGCTCAACAAGTCCGGCCTCGCTTCGGAGGAGTACCGACCCGGCTACATGAAGATCGCCACGACAAAGGTGGCCGGCAAGGACCGGGCGGCGAGTAGCGACCCGTACAACTTTCTGTTCGGCACGATGGCCGGCAAATACATCGACCCGCGCATCGCTCGCCAACTCAAGCTGGACGAGGCCATGCTCAAGCGGGCACCCGTGGTGATGCGCATCTGGAAGTTGCTCAAGACGGCCTACAACCCGCCCGGCTACCACATGCGCAACCACATCGGCGACACCAACAACATCATGTCGCGCGCAGACCTTGGCCTGTCGGAGTACCGGTCGTTCTTCAAGCGCGGGCACAACATGGTTTCGCGAGCACGACACGGTCAGATCGTCGGGCTGGACCGCAGCAAGGTGTCCCCCATGATGAAGGAGGCCATCGACGCCGGTCTGATCGACCCCGACGCCGCGACGCCGCGCATCACTGGCGACATGGACAACATCACCGAGGCCGGGATTCGTCTCGGTGACATCCTCGACAGGTACACCCCTGATGAGGACGCGCTCGTCGAAATGGAGAAGGTGGGCTCCGCGCTGCTACACCTGCGCCTGATGAAGACCCTGCCGGAGCGCATCAAGGGCATGCCAAAGAAGGCGCGGGACTCCGCCCAGCGCATCATTGATGCAGCCGTCGAGGTCGAGCAGAAGCAGCAGGAGGGCAAGATCGTCAGGACCACGCTGTGGACGCGGGGTGCGGCAGCTCTCGAGCAGGTTTATGAGGAGCTGCTGGACACGTCCATCGCTCGCATGACGCGAGCGCAAGAGGATGCCCGGCGCATGACGGCGTACATCATCGCCCGCGAGAAGCTGTCCATGACGCCAGCCGAGGCCACACGGTGGACGCTCGACACCCTGCACGACTACAGCGACAAGCCGTCGTGGATGGCCTCGATGCAGTCCGGCCGGTTCACCGGCATGATCGCTCCACCCTTCCTGACCTACGGCTACAAGCAGCCAGCGCTCGTCATGCGCACGGCCATCAACAAGCACGTCCGCTTCCTCACCATGCGCGCGATGACCGAGGGCATGACCTCGTGGCTTGAGCACAGCTACCTCGACAGCGCCGACTCGCGAGCTGAGGACGAGGCGAACCGCATGTCGCTGGCGCTGGCGCAGATGGCTGCGCTTACACCTGCCGGCCACCACCGCTTCTTCGTCGCCTCTGCCCGCGAGCTAGCTGACGCGCTGGAGGACGTTGGAGCGCCGAAGGGGTTTGTCAGGGCGACCCGCGAAGGGGATGTCGCGTACAGCCTGAGCCTTCGCGACATCGGGAACCTGTCGAACTCTGTGCTGGACTTCGATCCAAGCGGTGGCGCGCTGCGCGTGCTGGCCCGCCAAAACCCGTTTACGCGAGCGACATTCACGCTACTGGACCCTGACCTTCAAGACCCCGTCTCGTTCACGATGGTCGACCCGGCGCGGACAGACGGCCTCGAGTGGCACGCCCATGTCACGTCGATGCTTGCGTCCATGTTTGTGCCGTTCTTTACGATGGCGAGGGAGGGTAAGGCTGCCTTCGACATCGTCACGGAGGCGTCGGGGGGTAAGCAAATCGCCCGCAACAAGCGTGGTGGTCGGCTCGGCACCCTGACAGCGATGCGTCCGTTTGCACAGGTTGCGCGCGTCAGCCCTCTCGACCACGTCGACATCACGATGCGCCTGCTCGCACGCATGCGCGGCCAGAAGACTGACCTTGCGCGCCGCCACGCTACCTTCATCGGCAAGATAGACCCGTCCACTGATGAGGGGAGAAGGGATTTGCAGCGAGCGAAGATCAACTATGCCTTCCGAACGGTGTGGACGACGATGCGCATGCTGGAAATGCTCAAGGGATCTGGAACCATGAGAAAGGAGTCTCAGAAGTTGCGAGAGGCGTACACAAAGACGATGCGCAGGTTCGAGGCTGGAGAGGCCGTGGACGATGACAGCCTCTGGCAGGGCAACGCGGACTTGCGCGAGCGCTTCTACCAACTATACGATGCCGCCGCTGGCACCTTTTCCGACTACCTCAGAGGCATGGATGGCATGGGAACGACCGAAGAACGCTGAGCAGCTTGCTGAGGACATCCGCGACATGACTCGCGACCCCGTCCGCTTCGGCGCGTTCATCAAGTCGAACCCCGTCCGCGCGGCTCTCCAGTCGCTGTGGCGACAGGGCACAAACGCCTGCATGGACGTGCGGCTGGTCGCGAGCTACGCGATCTACGCCACCATGCGCCTCGACCAAGAGAACCTTGACCGGCAGCGCGAGAGCATGAACCTCGAGCTGCGCGTCAAGGAGCTGGAGAAGCAGCTCGAGTCAATCAAGTCCGGCAGCAAGCCGGCCAAAAAGGCCGCGACGCGGCGTCGGACGCAGAAAGCGTCAGGAGAGTGAAATGAGTGGCAGCCTGTTCCTCACCGAAGCAGAAAAGGTGCTGAATCCGAACTACATGGCGTACCTGTCATCGAAGCTCGGCAGCCACATCCTCCCAGTCCATCGCGTCCACTCGGCCAACGTGTCCGACCTTGCGGCTGGCGCGCCGCAGACCGTCGACGGTGGGTCGGTGTCGCTCGAGGAGCGCATCCTCGTCGCGGGCCAGACCGACAAGTCGGAGAACGGTGTCTACGTTGTCGACGTAGTCGGCACCGGCAGCAACGGCTCGTGGACCCGCGCGAAGGACATGGAGGCCGGCGACATTCTGAGCCCCGCCTCGATCATCGTCGTCCACGAGGGCTCGACGATGGCCGACGCTGTGTTCAAGTCGACGAACCTCGTGAACAAGACGGTGGGCACCGACGACATCGAGTTCGAGAACATCGAGCCCCGGCAGCTTGGCGTGCCGAACATCGCCGGCATCGAGAACAACGCCTACCTGCCGTTTGAGATCGAGATCGCCACCAGCGGTGCTGGAAGCGCGAACGTGGACGTGTCGGTCCCCGTCGACTGCGAGGTCACGGATGTCCGCGTGGTCAAGCTCGCCCTCACGGGTGGAGCGAGCGACACGGTGCGCATCATCAACGGCACCGGCTCGGACTACATCACCGACGCGATGTCGCTCAACACCGTGACGGCTGGCGGGATCGTGCGTCCCTCCTCGCTGGACCAGAGCCACGTCGCGCTCTCCGCTGGTGACACGCTGCGTGGCACCTTCACGGAGGGCACGGATGACTGTCAGGCCAAGGTGACGGTCGTCTGCAAGCCGCTGTAGGTGAACCATGCCTGAGCCATCCGCGACAAGGTTATCCATGTCGATGAAGGAGGTGGTTCAGGTGCTCGTGCTGGCCGTAGGGCTTGGCGCGAGCACAGTGACCACCTCCAGCAACGTCACAAAGGCCGCCAACGACATCGGCAAGTCCGTCTCGGCGCTCGAGAAGGACGTGCGCGAGGTCCGTGTGCGCACCGAAGGCGTGGCGAAGGACTACGCGCGGATCGAGCGACAGGTCGAGCTGCTGGGCGCTGAAATGCGCGACCTGTCCACTGCCGTGGCGGCTTTGAAGGCCAGCACAAACGAGCCGGTCAAGCACTCGGGGCGAGGCAGGAAGTGATCGACGCCCGTGACCTACAGGCCGTGTTCGACGACATGGGCATCCGCTACTTCAAGGCCCGTCGCTACCTGCGGCTCTCGAAGACGGGGGTTGTCGAGGAGCTGCCGGATGACTTCTTGCCGGCGACGAAGCTAGTCGTTCAATACGCCGACGCACTCCGCGAGTTGCATGGCAGCGCCATCATCTGCGGCAACGGCTACCGTCCGGTCGACTACAACGAGCGCGTCGGTGGTTCGAAGAACAGCGCGCACATCCGTGGTGCAGCGATGGACCTCGACCCGACACGGGGCCACAGCGACTTCGCCCTGCTGTGCGCTCGAGCGTGGCTCGGGACGAAGCGGATGCACGGGCTCGGTGTCTACAACCGGCGTGTCCACATTGACGTGGATCATGACGGCAGCGTCGGCAAGCGCGCATGGCCTCGCAGGTGGGTTCCCAGCAGCAAGCTGGCCCGCCTTCTACGCAAGGCCAAGAAGCTGGGAGCCATCGACCTCGACGCCCACATCCGTGGGGACAGCGTCGTGGCGTAGGAGCGAATCATGGAACAGACCATCGTCGGCATCTACGATGCCATCCCCGACAACGCCAAGCCGTATGTGATGCTGGCCCTGCTGCTGGTGGTGACGCTCGTTCACGGCCTCGCTGCGTTTGGCGTGCCGACGAAGGGCGCAGCTCGCCATGTCGGCAAGGCGCTGAACATCATCGCCGGCAACTACGGCAAGACGCCCAACAAGGCCGACGGTGATGATGATGACGAGCCCTCGTTGGCCGGCGTCCGTCGCCCTCGACGATGAGCATCATCAGGGCAGTCGCCAGCCTGCTCGAGGCTCTGACGCTTTGGCTGCGCCATCGCATCAAGCTCGAGAGCGAGCAGGTAGAGCGTCAGCGCAAGCAGGACTACTTCCTGTTGCTCAGGAGAAGGGACGATGCACTTGCTGTGGGCGATGCGGTGGAGCTTGCTGCCCTTGACGCTATGCTGCGTGACCGCATGCGGGCAGAAGAAGGCCCCCTCCCCGACCCCGAAGACGGTGGTGGTCGAGAAGGGGGCCTTGTACCTGACGGAGACTCACGTCTGCCTATCGAAGCGACAGTACCGGGAGTCGCGAGCCGACATGGAGGCTTGCGTGTCGGCTCTCACGGCGTGTCGCCGTTGAGAGAGCGGTTGTAAAGCATCTGCTTTGGTCTTCTCAAAAAATCGCCCGCCCGGCCACGCCTCGCCGTGCGACCGGGCGGGCTGCACCTACCCAGCGCCCGCGCTCGACGGGTTGGGTTGGGTGGTCTGGTAATCATCTCATCCTCGCGAGGACAGCGAGCGCATAGGCCCGCCCGTGTTGCGGGTCATGCAGCGCACGCGACCCGGTGGCGTAGGCTCGCAGGGCGCACTCGATGTCCCCGCCGCATCGCCGACGCCAGCGCCGCAGGATGCGGACGCCCTCGAGCCGCCCGATGGCGGGGATGTGCAGCGCCCAGCTCGGCCAGCGTGAGTAGCGCCGCGCGACCTGCATGAGCCCGGAGCAGCAGGCGTTTTTCGCCATCGTGTGGCCCCGGCTCTCGACGTGGACGATGGCCTCGACCAGCCCGGCGGGCAGGTCCGGGGTCGGTGGCGTCCAGTGCCACGACAGGGCGGTGAGTAGGACAAGGGTGGTCATCATGCTCTGCTCCTTGCGGTGCTACCGCTTGTCTCCGGCAAGACGCTTGCGCTGCTCACGCAGTTGCCTGCGCTCACGACGAAGCTGCCTCGCTTGTTCCTGCTCGTTCTTCCACTCAACGAACAGTCTCATGCGTTCCTTGGCCACCTCATACGAGCTGGTCAGGTCTTCGGATGCGCACTCCAACGCCCTGCACATTTCGCGGATGCGCGCGAGTTGCGGGGCTCTGGTTCCGTTCTCGTACCTGCTGATGGTGACGCGGCCTGTCCGATCCTCCATCCCAAGCTCTGCGGCAAGCTCGGCCTGCGTCATGAGCCGCGCCTCGCGCAGCTCCCGCAACCGAGTGCCGTCGAAAACGCGCATGGTCTTTGGTGGTTTCGCCATCCTCTACTCCACTATGCCGGGCACTGCGTGAAGAAAGCGCCCGATGTTGCATGGCCAGCCCGTGTCAGGCTTTGCGCTGGTACGAGCTGGCCACTGGTGCCAGTTGTAGGCCCGGATAACCCCGTGCCTTGTGAAATGCACAAGCACGATCGACACGGGTGTATCGTCGAGCCATTCCTGTTGTTGCTTCGGCACGTTGCTGCGAGGGAAGGTGTCTTTGCTGGTCATCTTGCACTCAACAGCGACGGCCTCGTGTCGACGCGGGCCAGACAGCATCACGCCATAAAAGTCGACGTGACCTGCCTTGAGCCGAATGGCGCGGAACACACCACCCTTGTCTGCGCCACTGACCTGCCTGTAGGGCGGGTCGACCTTGTAGAGCCGCGCGATGCGCATGCTCAGGTACGTCTTCGCCGCCTTGGCGACCTCATCCTCAAGGCTAGCTCCTCGTTGTGCCATCGTTTACGCTCCGTGTGCTGGTTCGCTCCGCCAGTAGACCCCCTGCCAGCATCCGGGGCTGGCAGGGGGTCGCTTGGCTAGCCCTGCTCTGGCTCGACGTCGGCGACTTTCCAGCTACGCGCCTCGGCGTACAGCCGGCGCAGATTGGAGTAGTCCATCGTGTGAACCTCTTCGAGCGCCGGGGCGCTCTCCGGCACCACACGGCTCTCGTACAGCTCGACGACGCGGTCGATGCCTTCGAGGCGGCGCTTCTCCTGCTCCTGCTCCGCCTGCTTCTTGCGGTCGTCTGCACCGAACACGGCGTTGTTTGTCTCATCCGGGTCGTTGCCCGTCTCGATGAGCATGGTCTGGCGCAGCGCGTACTTGAGCGCGCCCGTCATCGCCTTGTAGCTGCCTTTGTCGTCGTTGCCGAAGGACTCGCCGATCGCCTGCACGTCGAAGAACGACCCGCTGGCAGCGTGCGTGTAGCGGTAGCAGTGCCGCCACAGCATGTGGATCTTCGGACCCCTCTCTGTTTGGACGACCTCGTGGTGGATGAGTTCGCTCTCGCAGCACCTGATCGACAGCCCGACGTCGACCATGTACGGCCTGCACGCGGCGATGAACTGCGCCTCCCCAGCGTAGGCGTAGTTGCCCCCGCCCTTGACCCGGTCGGCCTTGTGGACGTAGCCCACCCGCTCCATGACGTACTGCAACGCCTCGTAGACGTTCTTGACGGATTCCTTTGAAATCATTGAACCTTCTCCCGGTTTATGTAGATGCTCCAAGGCACGCGATGACGCGCCAGTCGCAGCTCCTCGCGCTCGACGGACATGCTCTCAGGGTCGCGGGTCCACAACGCCGACTTGGGTATCCCAAGCTCCGCTGCGAGACGCCGGGCAATCCACATTGGGGGCACCCGGTCGCCGTTCTCGTAGCGGGAGATCGACGGCTGGTCCCGGCCCACGAGCAGGCCAAGCTGGCGCTGGCTGAGGCCCCGCTCAAGGCGGGCGCTCCTCAGCGCGTCAGGGTCGAAAGCGATGGTGACTGGAAGGCACGTCATGGCGTCCTCATGCTATGTGATGGTTACTCACCGGTCAACACCTGTGACTGGCTCATTCTCTTGCGGCGCGCTTCCTCGCGCCTCCTCGCCGCCCTCGCCTCCGCCTCCTCCATGCGGCGGACGAGGTCGTCCGGCAGCTCCTCGCTGGCCGGGCGCTCCGGTGGTGGACTGGCCTTCTTGCGTATGCGGTCAAGCCGGTGGCCAAGCTCGTCGAGCTTCGCCCCCTTGTCCTTGTTGAGGAGCCACGTCAGCGACCAGACCCAGCCGGAGTCGTTGCTGCCCATCATGAAGCGGTCGTGGACCAGCATGGTGAACAGCTCACGCCACCAGTCCGGGTCGGGCCGCTCCTCCCATCGGGCCGCTGCTGCCTTGGCGACGGCGGCGTGGTTGGGAGGGGGGCACAGGCCCCTCGTGACCTCGACGTAGGCATCCACCAAGGGTGCCCATGTTGGCGGCGTCCTGCCCCCCTTGCCGGGCTTCCTGCGGGGGGTCTGCCCCCCGACAGGCTTGGTTCCTTGGCTTGGTTCCTTGGCTTGGTTCTTTACAGCCGCCACTTTTGGCGGGTCACTCCCGCCATTTCTGTCAGGTGTCTCCTGCCGTTTCTGGCTGGTCGCCACATCTGGCGAGTCGCCAGATCTGGCTGGTGTCAGGATGCGAAAGACTTTGCGCCGCCCCATGCGACGTGTGGTGACGTACCCGTTCTTCTCCAGCTCAGAGACGCAGCGCGAGAGAGTTCTCTCGGACATGCCTGCCTCCTTGGCGAGCGTGTCGAAGCCGGGCCAGCACTCAGCCGCACCCGTCCGCTCGGCTGCTGTGTAGCTGTTGAGCAGCGCCACAAGCAGTCGAGCGGACGGGGATAGGTTGCGGTCGCCAAGCACACGCTTCGACAACCACGGGCGAGCCATCAGAGCCACCCTTTCCCGACCTCGACGACCTCACCGGCTGGGCGTGACCACGCGCCGTCCTCGTGGGCGATGACGCGGTCGACGCCACGCATCCACTGGTCCAGCGAGGACTGCCACCAGTCGGCGTTGATGGTGCGCTGCCACAGCCAGTCGTGGTTGCTGGCGATGAAGACGAGCCGGTGCTCAAGGCGGAGCTTGCCGGACTCGCGCGCCTCGCGCAGGCCGGGAAAGTCGTTGTCGAGGCGACCGTCGGAGATCCACGACCAGAGACACACACCGTGGTGGACGGCTTGAAGGTCGTAGCGGAACTTGCGGATGGAGTTGTCGACCTCGCGGTCTGTCTCTGCCGACGTGGTCTTCCAGTCGATCCAGACCAACCGCTCGCCATCCCACGCCAAGTGGTCGGGCAGACCCTTGAACGGGACGCCCTTGACCTCGCAGTAGACGGGCACCTCGACGCAGCAGTGCATCTTGATGATGTCGGCGAGGTCGGCGTAGCCCTTGAGCTTCGACAGGCGCTGGATGCGCTCGTGCAAGACCTTGGCCTGCTCCAGCTCGGAGCCACGGACAAGCAGGTTGCCCGACTTGGTGGCCTGCTGGATGAGCTTGGCACCCTCTGGCTTGGTTTTCTTGTCGAGCCGGGGGATGGACCAAACGATGATGTCCTGCTCGCGACCCTCGATCATGGCGTGCAGCGCCTTGCCGAGACGAAGCGCACTGTCGCGCCCGAACGGGTTGCCATCGGCGAAGACGACCTCCGGGTCGCCACTGATCAACGCATCGTTGCGCTTCTTCTCGGTGGCCTTGGCCTCGAGTCCGTGCTGCATGCAGTTGGCGGCGATGTGCTTGAAGTGGCTGCTACGCCAGTGCTCGCACAGGTCGTAGTTCTCCTCCGGCTCAGGCACGGAAGCAACGTCGAACCCCGCGTTGCGATAGAAAAAATCCATGATGTCCATTCAGTCCTCCAGATCGAGTGCTTCGATGATGAGATCGGCCATCACGCGGCGGGCTGCGCGTCGCGTGCTGGCGGTGTAGGCGTGTCGCTGGTCCTCGACCTCGACGACGTGGCCGACGTCGTTGGACGCAGCCCACTTGCTGGCGTACTCCAGCGGCGAGCGGCACTCGGAAGGCAGGGTGCGCAGCGCGATAGTGCCAAGCGACCGTCGTCGCTCAAGGTTGTGCAGCAGGCGCTGCCTGATCTTCTCCATGTCGCCGAACGTGCCTTCCCAAGCCAGATCGACGAGCCGTTGGACATGGTTGGTAGCCATGACGCTCCTTGCCCCTGTCGGGGCGCTGTGTGACGGCGGAATGCCGCCACGTCGCATACCCACCGACCGAAGCCGATGGGCATGGTGACGTGGCGTCAGTCTGTGAACGGGATGCCAATCGCGTCCTTGATGTGCTCAGTCAGCTCGTCGAGGCCACGGTCGCTCCCCTCCACATGCTCGACGCTCTCAAGGGCGGCGAGGAGGCGCGCGTCGGCGTCGCTGGAGATACGCCTGAGCAGGAAAAGCAAGAGCAGCTTCTCCTCGTCGGCGTTGATGTGGATGCTGCTGTTGATGCTTGTGGCCCAGCGCGTGATCGAGAACGAACTGGTGTGGCTGTAGAGTTGAAGGCTCCTGTATTCGTCCTCGATGGACGTGCGGGACATCGACTCTTTGTCGAGTCGGTAGGTCGCTGCCATGACATGCTCCAGCGCGTTGGTAGGCAGCCGCGCCCCTGCCGTTGGGTTGTGGCGAGGTGTCCTAGAAGTTCCAGCAGACGATGTCTTCGACGTCGAACAGGTTGGACAGGGCGGCGAGGAACTTGTGAGTGCCGTGGGCCTCAAGAAGAGCGTTTAGCTCGTCATCGAGGCCAGCGTTACTCGCGACGACGCACGACTTGTTCGACGCGACCTTGCGCAGCTCATCCACGTCGAGACTGTCGAGCAGCTCGTACAGCATCGCATCACGGACCTCGTCATCGCCGTGGTACTCGTCGTGCAGCCAGCGCACGACGTCGTCGGCCTCGATCTCCATCATCCCGTTCTCGCGCAGGTACTCCGTGACCCGGTGCATGCCGAAGACGCTCTGCGCAGATTCGAGCACGTCGGACAAGCAGACGGTGCTGACGCTGGTCAGCTCATCGAGGAAGTTGCACCACACCCCGTTCAGCACGGCCTCGCCGACACGAACGACGAAGTCGTCGTCTCCCTGCACGATGAGGGCCAAGACTTCCGGCAGACGGTTGATGAGGGAGAGCTGGCGCTCGCCGTCGTTCAGGAACGCGAGACGCGCCGACTTGCTGTCAGCGAGCGCCAGCAGGGAGACAGAGTCGGAGAGCGCGCTCACTGCCTCGGCGATGGCGCTGGCCGGCAGACTCTCCGGCAGCACGCCGGACTTCGCGATGTTGCGCCAGCCCTCCTTGACGGGCGTGACTTCCACCTCCTTGACGGAGGGCTCGTCCCTACGCCGACTGAGGTCGATGAGGGCGTTGGCGATGTCCTCGAGGGCCTTCTGGATGTTCTCGTTGCTCATGGTTTTCTCTCTTGCCCCGCTTGGGGCTACTTGTGCGGCATGTTCGCCGCTTGATTGAGACGCATACACTGGCGCAACCTTAGCGTCAAGTGCTGTCATGCGTCGCTTCAGTCCTTGTTGAGGGACGACCCGATGGCGTCGTTGTAGGCGTCGATGCCAAGCCCCATGCCCATCTGCATGGCGTATTCTCGGCGGTCGGCCTCATCCTCTCGGCGCTCCCTGTGCTTGCGCTGCTGGACCGCCACGTCGGTTGGTTTGTGCAGCTCGTGCTCCGTCTCGATGAAGCCCTGCACATAGACGAGGCTTACCCAATAGCCCTCCTCGGTGTACGAACTGTTGGCGATGAGACCCTTGGCCTGATCGAAGGTCAGGTTCTCGTGGTACTCGACGTCGACCGCGCCATACTCCAGCGGGTGGCGGTCCCAAACGATCACTGCGTACATGTCAGTCCTCCTTCCTGCTGCGGTGGACGATGACGCCCTCGCGCGTCTCTTCGACGAGGTCAGGGTGGTAGACCATGTTGATCAGAGCCCATCCCTTCGCTTCCGGCATCATGTGGCACAGCTCAAGGAGCGCACGCATGCTGCGACGTTCCTCGCGCAAGCCGAACGGCCTGAATCTGGTGAACTTGGTAACGAAGTCGATCATCGTCGCGGCGTTCGTGAAGCCAGAGTTGTTGATGCGCATGGTGTCGTGCTTGCCAGTAAAGTCGCGGTACAACTTGCTGCTGCACAGGTACAAGTTGCTATGGGGCCACCGCTCCTCGTCCTCGACGTGCAGTTCGCAAGCCTCGATCGGGCCGCAGTTCTGCTTGTAGATGGTGACGCCATCGGGCAGCAGACGGTCGATGTATTCGCCGACCGTCATCATCCGCACCTCCATGTTGCAGTCATCGCACCACGCGCGATCGTCCTCGCACGAGCCAAGGTCTTCGTCGGTATCGAAGTTGACCCGCGCCCAGACGCGCGTCTGCACGTCGATGCTTCCGCACTCGGCACAGCAGATGTGCCCCCACTTGATGTCAGTCATGTCATCACTCCTTTGCCTCATGTCGAGGCTGGGCGCGGCGAAATGCCGGGCTCCCGCATGCCCACCGACCGAAGCCGATGGGCATGGTGGGAGCGCGTCAGTCCATGCGCATCAGGGTCCACTCGAAGCGCGGTCCGGGCATGCCAGACCAGCAGCAGTCGCACGAGCTGGTGCCGAACTCCTCGCGGTCGCGGTGCTCCATGATGAGGTAGCCGCCGTCCTCGACGCGCTCCAGCGCCTGATCGACGACGACGTCATGGTCGTCGGGCAGGTCGAAGCCCTCGGGCGTCATGCCGTAGGCGTGGTGCAGCATGATGGCGTTGCAGTCGGGGCAGACGCTCCACTGCTCCGTGTCGTGGTTGTTCTCAGACATCGTCTTGCTCCTCGCCTGCATCGGCGTTGAGCCGCGCACAGTGGATGTGGTTGCCCAGCTTTTCGTTGACCTTGTCGCGGTACAACGTCAGCGCGGCGTGCAGCCGCTCGTCCTCGTTGGCGAACTGGACCGGGGTGAAGTAGTTGCCCCAATAGGTCGAGACGATGCGGCCGGACTTGGCGTCGACCATGCACTGCCAGACGACGTACTCCTCGCCGACCTTGCACAGGCACCAGCCGTCGACGTTACCGTCGCCGTTCGGGCGGGGGTGGACGGCGGACCAGAACAGGTACTGCCGGTCTTCGTTGTTGTAGTGGTGCATCAGGCGTTCTCCTTGTTGCGGTTGGCCATGCGGCGCTCGATCTCCTCGACCACGCGGGGCAGAAGCTGCTTGGCGGTGCGCCCCGCGAAGCCCATCTGCCGGGCCACCTTGACCGGGCTGACCTTGCTCATGCGGATGCCCTTGATGTGCATGCGCAGCGCGGCCTTGAGGGTGATGAGCCTCATCAGCTCGATGTCCTGCTTTCCGGTGATGACGTGACCCCCTCCGGGGATTTTCTCGATGGTCATTTCACAGCTCCATGTTGTTGGCCCGCTCGATGATGAGAGGGATGCGCTTGTGGAAACGCTGGGGGACGCGGGGGGCGGGCTGCTCGAACGAGTCGAAGTGGGTCGGCAGGATGCCGTCCACCTCCTCCGCGTAGCCCCGCGAGTAGAGGTCGCCGGCCTTGTAGAACCGACGCTGCACCTCGATGCAGACGCGCGCGTGCTCGCCGCGCATGATGGCGTAGGTGCGGGCGATCGGCCCCAGCTCCTTCGTGTCCTCGAAGAAGAACTGCTGCTCGATCTCACCGAACTCGTTGAGCCCCTGCACCGCGTACTCGTAGTCGACGCGCCGGCCCATCACGACACCTCGCTGAGGCTCAAGTCCTCACCGTAGAGCACGATCGCCTCGTCGAGCTGGCGGAACTCCGCGCTGCTCGCGTCGCGGAACTCCTCGACGTACTTGGCGCGCAGGTACTTGAGCAGGAACAGCTCAGCGCGGGCCTTCTGCTGCTCCAGCGGGCACCCGGTCTTGTTGGCGCGCTCGATGTGGCCGTGCAGCTTGGCGCACGAGTTGTAGGCCCGGCTGATGAGCCTCGTCTGCCGGGCGCGCTTGCGCAGCGCCTTCACGCCGCAATCCTGTGGAACGTACATGGAATCCTCCCCCCATCGGGGTGTTGTGTTGCGCCCTTGCGGGCGTGGTGGCCAATGACACCAGTCCTGCCCCGGAACGCTCGCGCGCTCCGGGGCAGAGTGGAATCACTCGCCCATGTAGGGACGTCCGGGGTAGAACGGGAACACGACCAGCCCGCAGTCGTCGTGGCAGACAGCGAGGTACTTGATGCCGTTGTCGTCCTTGACCCAGCCGATGTTGTTGCCCTCCTCGTCCTCGGCGAGCGAGAAGCCCTCCGACTCAGCGTGGTACGACGGGTTGGAGCTGTAGCCGCGCGAGAACTCGCCACGGTCGTTGTAGCTCTCCGCCATGTCCTCGGCGCGCTCCAGATCGCTCTCGTCGTCCTCATCGGGAGCCATCGCCTCGATGCGCTGCGGGATGAGGCTGGGGTCGCCGATGTACCACTCGACGCTCAGGTCGATCGGGATGGCGTACTCGCCCTCGAAGTAGCCGAACTGCGGCGAGCTGTAGCCGCCGCGCACGTCCGCGCCGTTGTGCGTCTGGATGACGATGAAGCGGAACGGCAGGGCCCACCCGTCGACGAGGTCGGCCAGCTCCTCCGCCTCCTCCGTGCTGTCGCAGTGGTCGAACAGGTAGTGCAGCGGCGGGTCGTAGTCCGTCGTCTCGAAGTCGGCCCACAGCCAGTCGCCGGAGTGGTGGTCCTTGGCCTCGAACACGCTGTAGACGAAGTTCTGATCGAGGTCGTTCTCGCTGTTGTAGGTGTTGTCGCGCGCGACCTCCTCGTAGCCCAGCATGTCCGCGAGCCGGTAGACGTCCTCCATCCACGAGTTGTTGTCGTCGGCGATGTGGTCGAACACCTTGTGCAGCCCGGTGTGGTACTCCCACAGGTCCGCGAGCAGCTTGGTCAGGTTGATCTGGCACGACCCGTCGATGTCCCACGGCTTCTCGTCGAGCGTGATCGGGCTCTCGTCCGGCGCGGGCTGCTGCCAGTGCCGCCCGCTCGCGCCCCCGCTGTCGAGGAAGTGCTTGCCGGTGTTCTCGCGCGTGATCTCCAGCGCGGTGTTGTAGCTGATCATTCTCTCACTCCGATGCCCCTTGTTGAGGCTCTCTGCTGGTTGGCGTAACTGCCAGCCATGCGCATGCGCACCACCTCTCGCAAGGTGATGCGCATGGTGCTTGGCTATCAGCCGTCAAGCTTGTTGACGCCAAACGTCCATGCGGACGTGCGGACGATCTCCTTGCCCTGCAACCGGGACAGAAGCTGCCCCGCCTTTGCGGCGATGCGCTCGACGTTGCAGCGGTGGAACTCCGACTGGTGCACCTCGGTGTAGTGCAGCTCCCTGCATCCGATGACCAGCGGCGCGTAGCCACAGCCACCATCCATCGCGTCGTAGGGCACACCAACGACGTATCGGGAGGACGGCGATGTCAGCAGCGACCGGATGCGCTCCGAGTGGTACAGGTCCGGCTCGATGAGGCGTAGACCATGATCGCGGGTCCACGAGTCCGGCATGATGACACGCAGGAACGAGCGCACCTCGCACTCGAAGTCGAAGTCGAGCATGTCGGCGTCGAGCCAGTGGTCGGCGTCGAAGTAGAGCGTCTGCGCGACGCCCCGTGCCTTGTAGATGCCACGACCCATCACTTCACCTCCTTGTCGTCCTCGACGTCGCCGACGAACGCCTCGATGAACTCATCCGCCTCGTTGCGCAGGCACTCGATCCAGTCGGCCTCATCCCACGGAACGAACGCGCCGCTATCGCCGTTCAACTCGGCCTCCTCCGCGTCGTCCCAATCCTCGTACAGCGGGTGCGGCTTGCGCCCGTAGCTCTCGACGGACAGGCAGTGCGGGTTGTGGAACAGGTCCAGCCAGTCTTCACCATCGAACCGCTCGATGATCAGACCGTAGTCGACGTACATGCTGTTGAAGGCCGTCAGACGGAACACTCCGTAGGTGGCCTGTGCGATGATTCCCATTGGGAACTCCTTGCGCCCCGTTCGGGGCTCTCTGCTGAACGGCATGATTGCCGGTCATGCGCATGCCCCGGAACGCTCGCACGCTCCGGGGCATGGTGCTTGACCGTCAAACACCCTCGGCGAGCAGGGCGTCAAGCGCAGCGTTGATCGTCCGCTCCGCGTCGCACGTCTCGCCGTTGGCGATCTGGAACAAACGGTTGGCGATGTCGTCGAGCGACGGCCACTTGCGCCAGCTCTCGACGCACTCGATCTCGGCGAGCAAACGCTCGACGTCGGCGAGAAGCATCGCGGCGATGCGCTGGATCTCGTTGTTGTTCATGGCATTCTCGCTTGCCCCATTCGGGGCGATTGCGCCGCATGCGCGGCATGGTTCAGGCAGATGCACCGCTCCCTGTGAGCGACGATGCCTACCGGCATCATACACTAATCCGTCAATAATGTCAACCCCCTACGAGGCACGGTTGACGCTGGGTTTCCGGCTCGTTTTCGCACAGGGTTGGCGAGCTGCGCACAGGGTTGTCGGGTTACGCACGGGGTTGGCGAGCTGCGCACAGGGTTGGCGAGCTACGCACAGGGTTGGCGTTCTTTGGTGGTTGGATGGTCGGCTGCGCTTGCGTCGGGCGGTTTGGTGGGGCGGCGCGCTCGTTTGGGCCAGAGATTCCAGGCGGATTGCCCAAAACGAGAAAAGCCCCGCCGATCTTGCGACCGACGGGGCTTTTCGTTGCTACCTGTGCTTGTTTTCTTGGATTCGCTCGTAGGTCACGTCCATGACGTGGAAGCCGAAGCCGATCGCGGCGATCGTCATGGCGAGGCTTCCCAGCGTCGCGAGCATGCCGCCACCCATGACGATCGTCATGGGTACGCAAAGCACGCCGAAATGCAGGATGCCCGCGAGCGCGAGGAACAGACCCAACACAAACGCTGCGTAAATGATGATGTTCATCGTTGCTACCTCTGCCCCGTGCGGGGCTCATAGGGGGCACTAGCGCCCATTCATGCCCCGGAACGCTTGCGCGCTCCGGGGCATGGTGGGGGCTACTACTCCGCGCAGATCTTGTCGTGAATGGCCTTGACCATCGTCTCGACGCGATCCAGACGGTTCCGCGTGTCGATCAGGAAGGCGACCGCGCGGCTCGCGTCGTTGATCGGCTTGCTGATCGACGTGCCGGCCTTGCCCCGGCGCGAGTAGGCGACCGTGGCGTTGTTGTCCGTGCACCGCTCGCCACTGGCCTGCATGGCCTTGTACGTCTTGGCGATGGCCCATGCGTAGGCCAGCGTTCCGGCGGGCTTCTTGGACGTCACGCCGCGCAGGAGGCTGCGCATCACGCGCGCGGCCGCATCCTCATCGACGTCGGACAGCGCCCGGATCGTCTCGAAGGCCTTGACCGCTTCACCGCACGTCCGGACCGCGTAACCCGGGATCACGTGGCCACCGAGCTGGGCGCTCCGGATCGCCGGGATGATCAGGGTGTCGACGGCGGAGATCACATCGGCGAGATCCACCTTCGAGACGCTCTCGCCCAGCTCGAGATCGGCCTTGCCGATCGTCGTCGGCTTGAACATGCTGAACATGGTCGACGTGGACCCGTAGGTCTGGTCGACGGTGCGCTTGATGTTGGCGATATCGTTGCTCATTTTTTCTACCTCATGGCCCCGTTTCGGGGCGTTAGGACCGGGCGGTATTGCCCGTGCCCTGCCCTGCCCTGCGACCGGAGCCGTAGGGCAGGGCAGGACAAGCGACCGCGAACGGTCGCAAGCCTGCGAGGTAGTAGCTTGAACTATGCTGTAACGCTGCCCCTTTCGGGGTGTCGGTCCGCTGTCGGACCCGTCTGCGATGCCAGCCTTAGCGGGGCGCTCAGCCCCTGTCGGCAAACGCATCATCGCCAGACGACAACCCGGCGTCAACTCGGCGGGCAACCTGCCGGAATGACTGCGCTTTCTCGGCTGGGCTGGTCGTCTTGGCATAGCGGGCTGCACGTCTCAGCCCGTGCCTTTCCTAGTGCTTTCGGTGGGTTACGGACCGTTGCCCCATGCCGGGCACGCTGTCGACGCTTGCGGGCGGTGCCGGGCCTTCGGACCCCACGGAGCCCCCGGCCCAGCCCCAAGGGGGGGCGGCATCGCAGGCCGGGGGCGCGCGGGGGTAGACCACGCACACAAAATAACCCATCCCCAGACCTGCACCCGGTTTGAGGCTGGGAGCTGTGTGTGAACGAGAGGCTTCTCTGTTGGAGAGGCTGACTCAGATGGCTTACTGCTAGTCAGTGAGCCTGTTGTAGAGCACAAGATGTGTTTGATGGTAGCACGGATTCTGAGTGATCGGAAGCAGCTCTCATAACGCCCTGATGTTGTGGAGGGCGGAGAGCGAGCTACGCGCTGACATGAGGGGGATGCGCGTAAAAGGCTGTGTTTTGAAAAGGGAAGGCCCTGCCGCCCCGCCTCGTCTGGTGCTGGCAGACAGGTTGTGGAGACGAGAACGGCAGGGCCAAGGTCGTGATGCTAGCTGTGGTGGAGCTTGAGCGCCAGTGCGTGCAGGTCGTCGCTTGAAGACGATGCTCGAGCTGGCTGTGGCCGCTCCTCCGGCTCGTAGCCTGTGAGGTCGCGGTACATGGCCTTCGCCAGCCGCTGCGCTGCCTGCTCCTTGTTGCGCTGGTGGTCGGGGTTGGGCTTGCCGAACAGGATGAGGTCCGGGTCGCTCCCGAAGATGTCGTGGGCGATGCGCTTGCCCATCGTCTCCGCCAGCTCCATCAACTGCTCCTTGTCACACGGCTCGAAGCTCATGGGCCACCTCCTTTGCGATCATGTTGAGGTGGATGGTGAGCAGGACGTTCAGCTCGCGGATGGAGGCCGCTTCCAGCGCGTGAAGCTGCGCCCAGCGGGCGTGACCTCCCTTCGTCGGCAGCCCTGCCTTCTTCTCGAGGATCAGGTCGAACACCCTGCGGCACTCGTACAGGCCGCTGGAGGTGATGCGCAGCGTCTCGCGCACCTCGTTGATGTCCATCATGCGTTCCCATCGGGCGGCTCGATGGCCAGCCCCTCACTGAACCCGATGGTCTGGCCCAGCTTGAAGGCGTTGTCGAGGTCGATCTCCCGGTGCCCCGTCACGAAGAACGTCACGGAGGGCTCGCCCGTCGGCGGGACCAGAACCCATGTCCGCTCGTGCTTGTCCTTGAACGCCACGTCCGCCCCGACCTGACAGACCTTGAACGCCAGCCGCTCTGCCGGCACGTCAGGCAGCCCCTGCCGAATCTCCGCCTGCCCGCCACGCTTGGCGCGCTTTCGCTTTCCCTTTCCCATGTTGTGCTCCTTGGTGGCCAGATATGGCGACCCGCCAACTTTGGCGACCCGCCATATCTGGCGTGTGTGCTCCACCGTCCACGCTTGCTTGATGGATTAGAACGGAAAGTCGTCCTCGAACCCGTCATAGCCGGTGTCGTTGTTGCGTGTGTTGCTTGGCGGTGCGCTGCGCTGCGAGGAGGGGGCCGCTCCGCCGTCCTTCTTGTCTTTGCCGTCGCCATCGAGGAACTGGACTGTGCGGGCGACGATCTCCGTCTTGTAGCGGTCGGTGCCGTCCTGCGCCGTCCACTTGCGAGTCTGAATCTTGCCCTCGACGAAGACCTGACGTCCCTTTGACAGGTAGCGTTCACACAACTCGGCGAGCTTGTCCCACGCGACGACGGAGTGCCACTCGGTCTTCTCCTGCTGCTGGCCGCTCTTGTCCTTCCATCGCTCGCTCGTTGCGACGCGAAGCTGAACCACAGCGCGGTTGGAGTTGGTGTGGCGGATCTCAGGGTCAGCCCCCAAGCGCCCGATAATCATCGCTTTGTTCAGTCCTGACATATCACTGCTCCTCAGACCCGTACCGGGTCGTTGTCTTGAACTCTTGACGCCGGCTCTCGTCCGGCTTTTCACGTCTTCCGCTGACGCGCCGCAACCATCCCTTGGCTGCTCCGACGATGTCCTTCCAGAAGAACCCGACGTTTAGCGCGCCAGCGAAGCCCCACATGGCTCCAACGAAACCGTCGTTGCCCATCGTGTCGCTCAGGTGCCCGTAAGCGAAGCCTACGAGCGTGCCAGCGATGGCGGACAACAAGCTGCTGACGCAGTACCAGAGAAAGTCTGCGGTGCCCGAAAGCCCCCCAACGTCTCTCTCATACCTTTTATGCGCTGCCTCGAGGCCCTGCTTGAGCCCCGCAGCTACGCCCATCGCGATGGCCGGACACCCGGCCCACGTCAGCAGATCTGTTGTCCCCACCTTGGCCCCCTACGACCCCGGGTTGTCGGGAAAGCGGACGATATGGACCTTCCGCTTGCCTTCGACCATCGTGACCACCGTCCATGTTCGGTCACGAGGAACTGAGCTGTCGTTCAAGCCCTCGTTGCTTACCAGCATCTTCGCTTCTTCGACGCTCTTTGCCCTTCCCTTGCAGAAGTAGGCGTAGGTGCCCTTGTCGAAACGATCGACCTGCCACCGCCCCCGAAACTCTACCGGGTGCGTGATAACGAGGTAAGCCTTAGTCAGGTGACGCAGCCGCTCGTCGTCGAGCGTCTTCTTGCCGCGCTCCCACATCTGAATGGCACGCCGGGGGATGTCCGACAGCTCCTCTAGCCTTTTGAACGTCAGGCGCTCGTCGGCGGCGCGCACACGCCGCAGCTCATCAGGGCGAAGCATCGTTGCCTCTCTGCCGGACACGCGGCTCGAAGGCATCCCATAGCTGGGGCCGTGGCAGCCCAATGCTGGCGCACGTCTCCGAGAAGCTGCGGATGAGCGTCGGGCGACTGCCGGCCACCGTCTCCTGCGTGAAGTGCAGAAGCACGCTGGGCGCTGGGGCCACCGGCTTGCGCTTCATGTCGGGCGGGAACCCTCTAGGCGCAGGGGCCGGAGCACTGAAGCGCACCCTCCCCTCGATGCAGTGGACGTCAGCCTTTCCCAAGACGTACTTGTGAGCCCACTCGGTGTCCAGACGGGCGAAGACGAGGAACGTGACCGAGCACCCCTGCTCGCACGCTTCAAGGGCCTTCTTGAAGGGCCACGCCATGTCCTCCTTGTTCCGGCTGTAGACCGGGTTGCACCAAATGTTGCTGCCGTGCTCCCACCAGTCCTCTCCGCGACCGTCGATGCCAGACAGCGAGAAGTAGCGGTCGCACAGGTGGTTGCTGCTGTTCGCGCAGGCGTCCAAATCAAAGTCGCCGAAGACCTCAGCCGCACGCTTGAACAGCGGCAGCGGCGTCCTCCAGTCGCCCTTCGAGGACGAGAACATCGCCTCACTCCACATCATGCAACTCCTTGCACCCAAGGCGGTGCAGAACACCGACCCACTCGAGGTACATGGTCATCGTGGGCTGGCGCTTGCCAGACTCGTAGCGATGCAGTGTGTTGCGGTGTACGCCAAGCTCCTTGGCTACCAAGGAAAGCGAGCGCTTTCCAGCAGTTCTGCGGCGACGCAGGTTCTCTGCCCGCCGCTTCCAGTCGACTGTCATGATGTGCTCCATGCCTCAACCGCGAGGCACCAGAACACTACACCCGTTTGGGTGCGATGTCAAGCAAGTTGGTGTGATGCCGAGAGGGCAAGACTGGTTCGTCGGGCGTCGTCGGCAGACAGCGACTTTGGGATGGCAATAAAGCGGGCGAGGCGACCGTCAAGGCCCTCATTTGGGCCGCCGCGAGCGCCAAGCAGGGCTTGAAGGTTGGCATACCACGGCGCGCCGCCGCTTGATCCGTTCTGCGTGCCGGTTTCCTCAGCGCCGTTGACCCACACCCGGATTTCATCGCTGGCTGCGGCGTCCGTGTCGTGCGTCGTTACGATGACCCGCAGTTCCCCGGCGTCGGCGTCGGCGTCGCGCTCATAGACAAAGCCACCCGCACCGTCGGCCTTGTGCAAGCCGGTGACCTTGTCGTCGAAGTAGTAGTGACACACGCCACCGACCGTCGGCACGGAACCAGACGCTCCGGCGCGCATTGCACCCGGGCCGCGCACGATCGTACCCGCGCCCGTCGGGGTGTAGCACACGGAGATTAGGGTTGCGGTGGTGTAGGTCGACCAGTCAATCGTGGCGGTGGTCGCGTGGTAGTCGGAGCCGCCGAAACCATACGCGACCGCAGGCGTGCCGACTGTCGCGTCGGGTGCCGCGTAGGTCGGTGCTCCTGTCGCGCTGGCGGTCAGCCCGCTGCGCCGTGCGACCCAACTACCCACCGTGTCGCCATTGGCGTAGCCCTTGAGGTCAGAGGCACAGAGGTCGATGGCGAGGTCATCCGCAGTCAGGCTGCGCAGCACGCTCTCGTTCGTGGACCACAGCCGCCGCTTCGTGCGCGCAACGCGCTTGAGGTGGCGTGGCTTGCCGAAGTGGCGCTTGATCCTCATCAGTCGTTCTCGCACACGCCCATGAGCCACACGCCGACCGAGCCGCTGCTGTGGGCTGTGCAGCGAACGGCGATGCGCTGGCTGCCACGGACTTCGATGCTGAACTGCACCGCGCTACCGTTCGGCAAGGTGGCCTCGCCAAACTCAAGGTCTTCGACCCACTCCTCCGAGCAGTAGTCGTACTCATAGACCTTGATCTTCGCGCCGGCCGCGCTCGACTGCGCAACGAGTCGGACAATGGGCTGCTTTGCGGTCGAGAAGCCGTCCGTGTAGAGCGAAGGGGCCGACGTTGTCCCAGAGAAGTTGTAGGCACGCCGGTCAGTGACGGACTTGCCGCCGTCGGCAGCCTCCTCCGGTGTGCCGAGCTTGTTCCCGGTCGTCAGGCAGATGGCTTTCGTGTATCCGCGCATGGTACACCTCCGCGAGGAGCCTAGCAGTGAGCGCACCACCGAACAACGAGGAAGACGGGTTCATCGACGTTCTCATCGAGAACATCGAGGCTACCGAGTTCTCGCGCCCCATCGACCGCACGCTGTGCATCTACGCCTGCGACAGGCTTGCTCGAGCAGAGGTTGAGGACGACCGGAAGCACTGGTTCGACCGCATCCTCAAGATCCTCAAAATCGGCGAGCCCACCTCCGTAAGGAAGGGGAACAGGGGGCGCAGGGAGGAGGCGTTCTCTCGTGGATGACTACCGGGTCAAGAGTCTGCTGTCGCTGGCAAAGCAGAAGCCTGAGAAGCGCGCTGCATCCCTCTACGACAGGTGCAACGGCAACTTTGAGCTGTTCGGCCGCGAGGGAGTGACCATCCCCGACAAGTATGGCGCGCCGGTGCCGTTCATCATGCGCGAGGAGCAGCGCGACCTCTGGAACCACATCAAGTCCTGCGCCGACCAAGGCGTCGAGTTCAGGATCATCATCCTCAAGCCTCGCCAGATCGGCTTCTCGACGTTCATCGCGGTGCTCTACGTCTACCTGATGATCTACCAGAAGCTGAACGTGATCCTCATCACGCAGGACAGCGACTCGCTGTCGCGGCTGTGGGAGATCTACGAGTTCATCGTCGACAACATGAACCCGGAGCTGACGCAGCGCATCACGTTCTCCAAGCGAAGCCGGCAGGACGGCTGGGCGCTTCGCGGCGGCGGCTCCCTCCGTATCAACATCGCTGGCCAGACCGAGGCTTCCGCGACAAAGAAGGGCCGCTCGCAGTCAAACCAGCTCGCGCACTTCTCAGAGGTCGCCTTCTGGAGCCACCCGCGCATCACCTTGCGTGGCGCGCGTCAGTCCATCCACCTCAAGCGTGAGCCCGGCGTGTTCTCCGGCATCATCTGGGAGAGCACCCCGAACGGTCGGCAGGGCGCGTTCTACGACGCCTACATGAAGGCGAAGAACCGTACTCCGAAAGAGATCGAGATGGGTCGCGGCTACACGCCTTGGTTCGTCCCGTGGCACGAGCACAAGCCGTATTGGGTCAAGCCCACCGCCGAGCAGCGGCGGCTGTGGCGGCTGTGGCGCGAGACGCGGCGCACCGAGTTCCGGGTCGAGGGTGGCTTCGAGGAAGACGACGACGACCAGATCGACCGCTACGGCCTGACGTGCGAGCAGTGGCTTGGCTGGGGTAAGCTGCTCGACAACAACGACGGCGACATCGAGACGACGAGGCAGGAGTACCCGCCCGACGACGTGACGTGCTTCCTGATGTCGGGCACGCAGGTCTTCACGTCTCCGTATCTCCAACACATCAGAGAGGCCATCTGCGACCCGCACCGCATGCAGCTTCGCCGTGTGCGCGGCAAAGTGCAGCTCGTGCCTGACAGCCAAGGCGACTGGCGGCTCTACGAGTCGTTCGACCCGGCCGAGCGGTACTGCATGACCGCAGACATCGCGTCAGGCCAAAAGAGCAAGGACCATGACAGGGCGTGGATCGGCATCTGGCGGATGCGCGGCTCCAAGCTGTACCTGTCGGCGGTGTGGAGCGGCCAAGAAGACCCTGACGTCATCGCCGACTTCATGTACGAGATCGGCCAGCTCTACGGATGGCCCATCGCAGCACCAGAGCTGAACCGAGCCTACGGCCAGCTTACGGTCAAGCGCCTGCTCCAGCGCGGATACCCAAAAATCTACTTCCAGCCGGTGGTCAACAGCGCCACGGGGCGCATCGCGCGCGACCGGCCGGGATGGCTCACGGACGAGCTGACGCGCCGGGACATGTTTTCCACGCTGAAAGCCAAGCTGCGGCGCAGGATGCTCGTCTTCCGCGACCACGACCTCCTGCTGGAGTTCGAGGGCATCATCCGCAACACAACCAACGGCAAGGAGGAGGCTGGACCGGGCGGCTTCGACGATGGCGTCATGATGGCCGGCATCGCTGCGTGCGTCGTCGACGACGGAGACATCGACAGCGGCCTGAACGACATGGACGGCACGTTGCAGGCCAAGTACCGTTCGCCGTGGGACTTTGCTTCGTCCTACGACGACGACGCCAGTGAAGCCGAGAGCAAGTCGCTGAGCGAGAGCTGGGAGAACATGGGCCTATGGTAGTCACAGCCACCGCTTTCGTTGCCGGCCTCTCCATCGGGGCTCTCCTCACGCACCTCTTGCTGCGCAAGGAGCTGTCGTCGAGGGCAAGCGAGGCTCAGGCCATCATGGACGGCGCGCGGGAGCTTGCAGAGGCGAACCTGCGTGTCGCGCAGGTCAACCAGAACGCAGTTGACCGGCTCGTCGTCGCGTTTGGCTCCGACACAGCACTTGAGGTCGTCAACGGTCTGCGCAGCCTCGAGGAAGCCCGAACCATCCGAGCAACCCCCGTTGAGGTCGGCAAGCCCATGTCGAACTACAACTCGCCCTCCTTTCAGGTGTAGACATGGCGAACCCACGCACAGCAGCGGCACGCAAGAAGTTCCGAGGGCTGAACAGGCGCAGCAGCGACATCATCTACTCGCGCCCGCCGAAGGCGACCCCACCGCCCGGTGAGACGATGGAGCCTGTCGGGTTGCCCAGCGATGGGCAGCCGGAGGGTGGTCCCGACATAGACCTGTCGTTCTACCCGGAGTACGCGCGCCCCTCCGGGTCGGGTGGCCGCATGTTCATCGACCCGACGGCGGATGCTGCGCTCATGGGTGTTGGTCGGAGCATGGAGGAATACCCCGCAACGTGGGTTGCTGGGGCGACCGCTCTGCCGGTGGGTTTCGCGCTTGGCGGGCTTGCTCCGCCCGTAGCCGCTGCTGGCGAGGTGGCTCTCGGCGGTGCAACGGCGACAGCCGGGGCTATTGGCGACCAGCTCGTCACCGGCAAGAAGCAGGATGTGATGCTTGCTGGTGCGGAAGGGTCGGCCTTTGGCGCTCTCAGCGCTGGCTTCGTGGCCACCCCCTTGATGATCAAGCAGGCCACGCGCGTGCTCGAGCGAAGCCCTGCACTCAAAAAGTTCATCCAAAGTTTGCGTGCGATGGGTGACTACGACCCGGACGTCATCAAGGCTTACTCCAAGCAGACAGGTGTAGACCCCGCCGACGTCGAGGACATGATCACGTCGGCAGAGGAGGTGAGCGGTGACGCCGAGCTGCTTGCCGAGCTTGTGGATGTTTGGGATCTGGAGGAGATGCGGTCTGCCGGCGCGAAGGTTGCCCGATCTCAAAAACTGACCGACGCACTCGGTATCAAGCCGGAAAAGGGCATCCAGCTCAAAGCGACGTCAGACGAGACTTCGGTGTTTGCCGCGCTGGATTTGGAGGCCGAGCAGGCACGCAAGGCATACAACGCGAAGGCCAAGGCGAGGGCGAAGGCTCAAACGGCAAGAACGAGTCCCAGCGCCGACAGCATCAAAACGACACCCTCATCTATACCGGAGCCTGTTGCACCTCCGCCTGCGCCCGCGCCTGCATCATCTGATGGGCTGACCGAGTCGCAACTCGCCATCTTGGATCTGCCAGACGACGAGTTCGCTGCCGCAGCCCGTGCCGAAGGGATTGACGAGGCGACGATCGAGCAGGCGCTGGAGGCCAGAGCTTCCATGGCCGATCGACAGTCCGGCCTGATGACTCAGGTCGCCGACGTGGCAGAGAAAGCCTCCGCGCCCGCCCCTGCTCCGCAGATGTCGCAGATGCCGCCTCAGCAGAGCCTGATGCAGGAGCCGCCGGCCCCGGCCCCCGCACCAGCTCCGGCCCCCGCACCAGCTCCGGCCCCCGCACCAGCTCCGGTTCCGGCCCGCCCGGCCCCCGCTCCTGCGCCCGCTCCTCCGCCCGCCCCTGCTCCGCAGATGTCGCAGATGCCGCCTCAGCGGAGCTTGATGCAAGAGCCGCCGGCTCTCGCACCAGCGCCGGCTCCGGCTCCGGCCGGGGCACTGCCGGCCCTACCAGCTCCGACACTGGCCGACTACTCGGCTGAGGTTGCCTTCCGTCGCGCTCAGGAGCAGATGCGCCAGCAGCACATGGCGCGCCTTGGAATCGACCCCAATATGCGAGCCCTGCCAGCCCCCACGCACGAAGACCGTGTGGCCGCAGAGGCGTTCCGGCGCGGGCAGGAGCGGCTAAACGCCCCTCCGGCTCCCCCTCCGTACCAGCACCCGCCTATGAGCGGTGCTCCGCCGCCGCAGGCGCATCCGTCCATGATCTGGAGAAGCGGTGTAGGGCCAAATCCACTCATCTTTGATGCGCAGGACGATGTCCTGATGCCCGTCGCGTCGATGCGCGAGACGGCAACACCCCTCAACATGCCGCCACAGAGGTATGACGGCAGGCGATATATCCACACCGAGGGTCCGCCAGACCTCGCGCGTGGGTTTGAGGCACCGGACATCGCCCCGATGGCCCCGGGGCCGTCGCAAAGGGCGATTGGGCTTGCCTCTGGTCTGGCTGGTGCCGGAGGCATGATGAG